CCATAATAATGGTACCAGTGGCACCCGAATTGTTATTCGTAGCAGAAGCATCGACAGTACTATGAAATTCGAAAATCAATTGTTCGAATTCATACTCTTCATAATTAGCAGCAATTTGAGCTAACCAAGGAAAATTATCAGCAATAGCAGGATTAATGGAAAATCCGCTATTCTGAAACTTAGAATCAGCGGGACCATACACATCTTGAAGATACTCTTTATGGGTAATGATCATATCTTGATTATCACCGCCACCAGAAACAGACATAGAAGGCCTGGAATCACCAAGACCTTGAATAAGAGAATTAGTGGTATAAGTGCCACGACCAGAAAGCTTTGAAAGTGCACTACCGCCAGGAACGAAAGTACCACCAAGTTCCCCAGCGGAATAACCAATACGACCACCAATTTCTTTACCTCTTTTACCAAAGAGGCTACCGATACCACGACCAGCCCATTTTCCTAAATCACCGAAAAATCCACCACGACCAGAATAAAGACCACGACCAAAATACTTATTATTCTGACGATTAAGACGTTGCTGATCGGTGGCGGTGGCCCATTGTTCACCATAGTGTTGAAGAGTTTCGGCTGAAGGCTCGGTATAAGTACGGCCATAGGACCGCATTGGAAACATCTGGCCACCGTAAAAATCCTTTTTACGATAAGACTTATAAGTCTTCTTCTTATAAGGTGTTTTGGGACACATATTGATAATAGTATCACCTTTACTATTAGCACGAGCTCGTTTTGCAGAACATGACATATTGAATTAATATAAGAATTAATGAATTCATTAGATAGCTTACAAATACTGAACTAGACTATCTAACGGAAGACCCACAAACGTACGATAAACGTTGCGGTGATGTCCCATGCCTGCGGCGCATTAGCGAAAACACCTACAGAGCCTCCGGCGGTCCCTGCGGGAGCGAGAAGGTAGAGCGTGTGGCCGCTGCGCGGAAATTTCTCCTTGACACTACAGCGGAACAAAGCCATCGGCCAACGGAGCAGCAGGCTCAGGTTCGAGACCAAAGAGGCGAATTTCAGTAATACGACGAGTTAACTGCAAAATACGACCTTCCTCACGAGCAACAAGAGAAGCAAATAACACTTCTGGACGTAGAGGACAAGTAATATAAAAGGTGGTAGCACACATAGATACCATACCACCTTTGACCTCTACTGACATCGGATAACAATCCAACAAACGAATAAGATAAGAGAAAGTAAACCAATCAGCACGGAAGTCATCAAGAATGACAATAGATTCTGAAAGATAGCCATCCCACCACTTATTACCAGAAGACTTAGTGTAATAAGGAATATCAGGATCTAATAATGCTTGGGTAAAGGCCTCTCTACTCTTCCCGGACCCGGACGATCCATAAAACCATCGTACAGTTGGTGGTGAGTAAGGGGCAGCGGGGTCCCAGACTCGAGGTCGAGATCGGAAGCGTGCTTGAATGGACTCGAGACCGCGATAAAATTTGATATAGAGGTCGGGGTTACTCGAGGCGACGGCTTCAAGAGATGTACCTCCTTCGATAGCTCTTCCAACTGCAAATAAATCGCTTCGGACTCCCTGCCCATTGCGCTCAGGGACGACTCCATAGTCGCCAGACTCAAAAAATAAGAGTCCATCTTCTCCAGCAGCAGAGTCGACCTTTTTACAATAGTTACGATTTTCTTCTCTCGTGCCCTTACACGCACACAAGTGCACGGTCTTGAGATGGGGGGACACGAACATGAGTCGCTTAACCCCAACAAGGGTGCGGGGTTGGGCGAGGCAAAGAAATCCTTGGAAATGCAACCTTCCGGAATCCGGGCACAATTCGCCTTGCCCACACAAATAGGTGAGGTCTCCGCGCTCGACACAGGCGACGAAATGGGCGCGATCGGCGACGGTGGGCTCGAAGAGTGTAAAACTCCAGAGGCGGACACGGGACATGAAGACATAAAGGGGCGTAGATTTGAGGGGTAGGCCACAAGGCTATACTCAAATACCAAATATTACGCCGGGGTAGGTACAAATGAAACAAATTTGAGAGCTACCGAATTTTTCGAGATTAAAAATAATTTAAAATAAAAAAAAGAAAATGGAAGGAGCAGGTCCAATTGGAAGTTCAAATAGGTTGATATCGCCAAAGATAGCGATAAGGGACACAATAAAACTTTTAAATTATTCACATAATTACAACACAGTAAGAAAAGTGTTTTTCACACAAGCAGGAGAAGGACACGTAATAATATTGGAAATAAATAACGGACAAAATGTAACAATATATGACGTGAACGGAAATACAAATGAATATGAAGATTTCCCAACAACAATCTATACAAATGGATTACGAATGGAAGGAATAAACGTATGGATAGGACAAGAGAAACCAGATAGATTGGTGGCAAGAAGTGACCCAGGTGCACACATATGTTGGCAATATGTAGAAAAAAAATGGCGAGAATTAGTTCCAAGCAGAAGAAGATAAAAAACTTTTGCGAAGTTGTGGGAATTTTAAAAAAGTTCCCACCATGCAAAAGTGACGGGGGTAATACTGAACCCCGTCACTTTTTGTTTTACCCTCCGGGGGCCCTGCGGGGCGGCTCCCTAATCAAAGGCTTCGCCTTTGATAGAGAAAGAGGGTAATTTAAAGTATTAAATAAATTTAAAACTAATTACCTAACCCTAACCTTAAATAAACTGACGTTGCGGTAAGAGACATACCCTCCGGGGGCCCTGCGGGGCGGTTCCCTAATCAAAGGCTTCGCCTTTGATAGAGAAAGAAATTATATACTTATTTATTACTAAACAAACAATCGCTAAAACATTTAAACTGGTCAACTTCCAAATCAACAGTGATATGACCAGAAGGAGTAGGCTCAACAATTGGAGCGACAGTCGGAGTCAATAACATTATGGAAAAACGACCGACTAAAACTAGTAATACAATCACACTACAAACAAGGAACAACATTAAAAGAATATACTAATTTAATGAAATACCAGTTAAACTATTAACTTCCTTATCAAAAAATTGTTGATTGTAAGGAACAATAGATAAAGAAGCCTGCGAAACACGAGAAGGAGGAGTAGAAAAACTAGACAGCACGATTTGCATCTTATTATCGACAGCAGGCGTAGAGCCAGTAACAGGAGAAACGGAAATGTGATATTTCACCATGATTGATCCAACACCACCACCAGCAGGGATATCACAATAATTCACTTGTTTGCCAACGAATACACCCTGCGAAGCAACAGAATCAATGTCAGCAATAATGGAAACATTCCCAAAAAAATCTTCACTAGGTGGAGAGGAAATAACAGGACCAACAGAATTCGAATACTCACAAAGAAGGGAAATTTCAAAAGAACCAGTCATAAAATCAGGAAACGTGAGGTTATAAAAAGACGATTGATCAGTACTTAAATCATGATCAAGAAGAATTCCCAAGGTATTAACAGATGCCCGATAACCAGTGGTAGGATCAACAATAGGGGCAGTAAAATTACCGGTGTTAGGAGCAATATTAGTAAAAGTCTGAGAAGGAAGTGCACGATAAACGCCAGAATACAAACGGGGTTTAGAAACTTTCACGGAATAATGAACCCATAACTCGCCAATTTGTTGGTTGACAAAGCCATCAGGAATATTAACAACAGCCCATTGAAATTTCCCAAGATCAAAATCCTTTAAACTTTGGTTACCCTGAGGGACATTAGAACGAGTGAAACGAATGGCAGAACCAGCATTCTTTGTAGGTTCACACTCAACACCATGGGCCATATCATCAGTAACACGGCCGCTATTAGCGCCGTGATATTGCATCATAACTTCCTTCGAAACAAAATCAGGAGCATCGGGATTATAATTAGTAGCCATAATAATGGTACCAGTGGCACCCGAATTGTTATTCGTAGCAGAAGCATCGACAGTACTATGAAATTCGAAAATCAATTGTTCGAATT